ATCGAGCGTCTTGCGCCGGAAGCCCTTGAAGGCCACCGCAGGCACGACGTAAGCGCCAGGATAGAAATAATCCTTGCCCGCCTGCGCACGTGCATGTTCTTCCGCCGCAATATCGATGATCTTGCCGCCTTCAAGCCGGGCAAGCTCGACGTCGAATTGCGACGACGCGGTGATGATCCCGGCATAAGGTTCATAGAGCTTCGCGCGCGCTTCGGCTTTTTCGCGGATTTTGAAAGCCTCATCGGCAGATTTGCCTTGTGCGTCCAATTCCGCTTTTTGCAGGGCGCGTTTGCCTGCGGTTTTGCCGCTCTGGCAAGCGAGGTAATAATCGCCGGGGTTGGTGAACCCGCCGGTTTCGGATTTGATGGCGGCGACCATGATTTCGATGATCTTCGTCATGTCTTCCTGTTCGATCCCGAACGTGCCGGAAAATTTCGGCACGGCGTTCTGAACATTGCGCGGCGCGCTTTTCGCCGTGATCGACGAGTAGAGCAAACGCGCGGGCTTGATAAGCGTGTAGCGGTGAGTTTCGGCCATGTCAGATACTTCCTTTTGCCCGGTTAAAATTTCCTGATCCGACGCGGGGCGCAACGTCAGGGAAAATCGATTGTGTCAAAATTCGGACTGTTGCGCAAGGGCGTGTTGCGCGAAAACGCCAGCATTGCCGGGCGGCTTGGCTTCAGGGCGGCGATCCGAGAGTGGCGCGACGACAAGGCCCGCACTGTCGGGCTTGTAGCCGTATTCCAGCGCCAATTCCTTGCCCCGGCTGGACAGTTTTTCGACGCCGGCCGGCGACAGCGGTTCTTTCGGTTTGTAAGCCTTTTCGCCAAATGCCGCTTCGATCGCAGCGATGCCGCCGGGCTTCCAGACGCGTGCCGTCTGTTTTTCGACCAGCTTTGCGCTCGGGATTTTCCCGCCGGTAACAAGCCGTGCGTGCACCGTCGTTTCGAGCACTTTCATGAAACGCCGGGCATGTTCGCGCTGCGCATAAAGCCCGTCCAATTCCTCGTTCGTAAGCATGGTGATAAAATCCTCTGAAGCGTCCGCATAAGTGCGGAAAGCGCGCTGCATTTTGACGCAGGACAGCAGCACGGGGCAAAACTGGCAGTGATCGCCGGGCACATGATCCGCGTCGGTCACGACCTCGCGGCGCGCATAAAGCGCTTCCATGCGAGGCAGCAATTCGTCATGCATCCAGTCGAGCACGAATCCGACCGTCACCTCCCAAACGTCGGCGTCTTCGAAAATGCCGTAGAAATTGGGCTGGACGATCCCAAGGTTCACCGGAATATCGCGGTGCTTCGGCTCGACAAAACCGACGTCCAGGATCAGCAGCGCGCCATAATAGAGCAATTGCTGATTATTGCCTGCGCCAACGCCGATGCCTTCGCCGTTTTTATAATCGCGAAGCCACAGTTTGCGCGGCGTCACTGCACCGAAATCGATCGTGCCTTTGAAAAGCGGGTGGACGTCGGGGCGCTTGATCGTGCGTTCGATCAGCACCGCGCCATCCTGCGCTTGGTCAAGGATCGCACGGCATTCGTTCACGTAAACCTGAACCGCGTTCAAGCTGATACCGTCCGGCCAACCGACGCGATAGCCGTTGAATTCTTCGCCGATGAATTCGAAGGGCTCTGCGTCTTCAGCAAGGCACGTAGCGCCTAGCTCGTGCGCAGCGGTTCCGAGCGCGGCGAATTCGCTCGGCACGTCTTCAAATTGTCCGCTTTCGATTTGCTCCCGCTGTAGCAGGAAAGAGGCGGCACAATTCATGAAACGGTGCGCGCCAGAGCCGCCAAGCGGCGAATGTTCAAGGTCGATCATCGAAATTCCTTTGGCTGCTTACATGGATGGCAGACGCCCGATTTCTCGGCCCGGTCTGCCAGCGGGTGCGACCCTTACGGGACCCCGTTAGCCGGCGAATTCAATCCCGGCCTTGGCTTCGACAGCCTTTGCGAACGCGTCGCGCTTTTCGTCGGGAATGTTCCGGCTGTGCGGAACCTGCCCCTCGGGGACGTATTCGGCGATCAGCGCCTTGATCGGCGCGGGATCACCGAGCTTGACCGCCGCCTGATTGCAGATCGCGCCCAAATCGGCATCGGTCCACTTGCGCGCCGGGATCGAAGCCGCAGCCGCCGCGTCGGTGCCGTTGGCCTTGTCAGCCGCCGCACGGAACGCCGCGAATTCGTCTTCGTCTTCAGTCGAAGTAGCAGCCGCGACCAATGCAGAGGCGGAAGGTGCAGAACCCGCGCCATCGCTCGGCGTGCCAGTGGCTCCATTTCCCTCCGCTTTCGGGAACCCCGGCTTCGGATCGGGACGGCTCACGCCGACCTTCATACGCCAGAGACCATCTTTCGTCATGCCGCGCGTCGAAGCATGAAGCTCTGCCGACCAAGGCCAGCCGGCCGCGTCGATCGTGCCGTCGTCGGCAGGGATTTCGGTCACGCCCTGCGTGCTTTCAGCTTCGACAGGCACGAGATTTGCCGGCGGTGCGGTGTTCTCGTGTCCGTTGGTGCGCGGTGCAGCGGTGGCGACGGCCGCAGTGGATACACCACCGAGAAGCGCGCAGACGGCAACGAACATGCTGCGCGGAATTGGCATATGGATAAAATCTTCGTTCACTTTCATTCTCCGTGTTCGGCGTCTAGCACGCGGTGGATTACGTTCATTTTTTCGAGCGCTCTAACTAGAATTTTCTCCGATATGGAGCCGGGCGCTACGAAAATCTCTGCATTGACTAAATTCTCTTGCCCGATCCGATCGAGCCTTGCCACAGCTTGTTCGTTTTGTGCTGGCACCCAGTCGGGCTCTGCGAGGTAGCAACGCGAACAAACTTTTTGTAAACCGTCCAAGCCGGTTCCTGCCGACTGAATATTTCCGATGAATACCCTCTTGTGCGCTAACGCAATAAAATCGTCAACCGCCTGTTGGCGCGCATTTGCCGATTTTCTCCCGTCAACGCGAACCGTGCCAAATCGCGACAAGCCATTTTCGAAAAGCGTCAGCACGTCGATATGCCAGCCGAAAATGACTAATTTTTCTTCCGATCCTTCCAAGAAATCTATGGCGTAATCGATAATCTGCGGTGCGAGCGCCAGCCCCATAAGCCGCCGCGCTTCGGCGATATGGCCTAGGATTTCAAAATCTTTCGGCGTCTGAATTTTTTCAACCGACAAGCCTAACATGCCTTCGACGTCGAGTGCGTCCTTGACCGTTCCGTTTTCTTCACAGGTAACGACTGAATAGCGCGGCGGTTTCATCCAGCGCAAAACATCTTTCTTTTCGTGCCGTGCCATGATGTTGACGCGCAGCCGGTTCTGAAGCTCGCTTTCCAGGCTCGTGCTTTCGAGCTTGAAGCGCTTGCCTTCGATCGTCTTCATATCCGCCTGTTTGTTGTAACGGTCCTTGAATTGCTGTTCGCCCAAAAAATCGATCGCTTCATGGTCGAAGTGGCGAAAAAGCACGTAACAATTATGGGCAATCACAGGACCGTCTGCGCTCAATATCGTGAACCGGCGTCTAGGCCCGGCATTTGCAATGTCGTAAACAGGCTCGGAGCATTTCGATTTCTTCCAAAGCGATATCCAACCGCCCCTGTAAATCCGCGACAATTCGCCGATTGCCCATATTTTCTTTTCGGGTGATAAATCGCAAATTTCCCGGCTCATAGCCGCGATTGTTGTCGGTGCGATCCAATTGTAAACCCGAAATATCGTGGCCTGACAAAGAAACAAGATACGCCAACCAAGCCGGACGGTTTTCGAGCCATTCAGGCCAAACGTAGATACCCCGCCCACCATAAGATTTCCACGCATTGTTTTTGGGATTGGTGCAGCGATCCCGGACGGATTGCATAATACCGAGCAAGCGTTGACGCAATTTAAGGTCGGGACAAATTTCGTGATATTTTGAATTGGCTTTGATCGAGCCATCTTTTGCACCGCACGATCGACACCGCGTAACAGTGCCTTGCCGCAGTTTCTGAAGCGTAGTGCGGGTGAAGCCGCCGCACTGGCAATCACATTCGACAACCTTAGGGCCGCTCGGATGCCGGGTATTGCCACGCACGGTAAGATTTCCGAACCGCTCGCCAACACTTGCTGCCACAAAACCGTATTTAGGCGCGCCGCGTCGGCTGACGCCCATGTAGATTTGGCCCGGAAGCGGTGTGTTGGAGTTACTGAAATTTGTCCGATGCTCACCGTCTGTGCGCATCCTTGATACAAAAGGCCGCGATGCCCTACCCATTCAACCCCATCCCACAGTAAGTCAGTTTTCTTGACCCGCACGATAGGCACCCATCCGCGCTGCGTCAGCACTTGCGTTGAACCGGCCAGACACTCGCTCGGACGGTTCAAAAGCAACGTCCCTGTCAACGCTATTTTGCGCTTACAATAGTTTGCGATCGCAGGCATTTTGATATCGCCGTGCTGGTATTCGCCCCGGTTGTTTCCGAGCACGGCGCGCGTCGTCAGCGCGTCGATATTCTTCATTTTGTGTGCTTCGTCGCAAATCAGCACGTCCCATTTAATTTTGGAAATCGCTTTGATGATCGCCGGATTGCGGGCAGCGTCATAGCTTAAAACCTGATAATTTGCCGTGGGGTGAATTCCGTCTTTGACCTTCAACATCACAGCAATTTTGCAATTCGGTATGGTGCTCCATTCGCGGATACGCTCACCCCATTGGATACGCACCGATGCCGGCACGATCACCAGGACGCGCTGCGCTTCGACTTCGTTGCAAAACGCGATCGACGTGGGAGTCTTTCCCAAACCCGGCTGATCGCCGTTGATCCCGCCGCCGCGCGCCAGCAAATAATCAAGCGTGGCCTTCTGGTAATCCCAAAGCTCCAACCCCGGCGGCAGCTTGCGCGTGCCGATCCCGTCGAGCGCCCGCGACAAATCGATTTCCCGGCGATAGGCGGCAAGCTCGGGGCAGTCCCCTAGATCAGCGAGTGCGTAAGCATTCGGGCTGAACAACACCGCCTTTTCGCGGCTCGATGCCGACGTGCTGAACACGAGACCGCGATAGGCCATGAGCTCGGCGACCTCGCCTTTGCGGGCGGCAGGCACCTCCAGGACGTAATGGCCGTTATTTGCGGAAACTTTCATATCATCTAATCCGTGCACGAACCGCAGCGGTCTTCTTTGCCTTCCGGCACCGCGCTTTGAAAATCACCGTCACAAATCAAACTCCGCCGGGGGCACGACGATATCGGCAACCTTCATTACCGGGATCGGGCCAATCCAACCGACGATCCCGCGATGCCAGGTGTGCCAGCGCCCGCTTGCCCATGTGAGAATAACCGGCTCAACCCATTCGCTCGCTTGGTGTGCAGTGATTTGCACAAGCGCAACATAGCGACCCTCGATTTTCGGATTACCCGTTTTGATATTGGCGGCGTTCACAGGTCAAACTCCATTGCAGGTGCTCCAAGCGTCGGCAGCGGCCCTATCCAAGCCTCAACGATCGTCGAACGCGACATAGGCGGCTCGCGCAGGTTCGCCGACCAACCAACGCCATCGATCCACAGCCGCACGACGGTAGCCAAACCATCGTCACCCATAAGATAGCAGACATAGCGCCCCGTCTCTGGCGGATTTCCGCGTTGCACGATCACAGGTCAAACTCCATTGCGGGTTGGGGCAAATTTTCCTGAAGGCGGATCGCCGCGCGCGCCTGATCCAAAAGACGTTGCATCAACGCTTCATAGACCTCTGCGTCATATTCGGCGATCATTTTCTTTAGCGTCGCCAAATCAAATCCGCCGAATTGCCCGGCGGCGATGATTTTGGCGCGCCGAATTTGCTCATCGGTGTAGCGTCGCGTATCGCCGGCCGATCGACCGACCTCGCCTAGCAAACCCTCATCTTCCCAAAAGCGGACGGCGCGACGTGTTGCGCAACCCGCTCGGCACATATCATCCATTGAAAATTGCATCGCATTCCTCCTGCGGCGCGTCGCGCCAATAGTGCACCCGCTCAACAATAAAATAGGTTTTGCCCGCAATTTCACGGTGCGGCAATCCGGCGAATTTCAATTCATTCGCCAGACGGTTCGCGCTTTTGAACGGGGCGGCGCGCATGGAAAAACCAAGCGCGATCGGCAGCACCCGCCAAATCGGTTCAAGCTCCGCAGCGGTATAAAACGGGCGCGCTTGCCAAAGAGCTAGCCAAGGCTTCACCGCTTCGACGTCCAGGCCGGACGTAGCGAATGCCCAAGCCTCGACACGCGCTTTCCACTGCGCGATGATCCCCGTCTGATTGCCTGTGGCCTTCATGGCTTTGACAATCTTGTAGGTGTCGGTTTTGTAAAAATCGGTCACAAATCATACTCGTGCTTAATGTGCACAAATTTATGCTTCGAAAAACGCCCTACTAAAATCGCGCCAAGGGCGACCATTTCGGTGTGCGTGCGTGTGCGGGGTCCCGCCTTCCGCGCGACCATCCTACCTTGAATTTGAAACACGGGTTCAGGACTGGTTTTCCCTTTATACTCCCAATTATCCGCCCGGTAAATTGCACCTGTGTGCCCTTGCCACTCATCAGCATAAGTCACAAGGCAAGGCCAGCGAAGCCGATCGATCGCGCGACGGGACGCCGCCAATAGAAAGGATGCTGAATTTTTAGGGCATTCGGGATCAAGCACTAAGCGCGAAAGACACAAAACGCCGCCCCAATTGGTCCTGTAAGTGGCCTTTGCTGCGCTTTTTGTCGGCGGTATCCACCACGCTATTCCTCGGCAATTAGCGGAACCGCGACGAAAAAGGCCATGCCGATAGGTTGCCGTATTCGATCCACCTCTGGTATAGTGTAGCCTCATCACAAAATCTTGCGCAACCGATAAAGGGATCGTGCGGATTTCCCATTCCGCTTTATGCAAAACTTCAGTCACAAGTCATATTCCTGCGTCGGGATTTCCCAATTGTTGCGATCATGCAACCAAGCCAATTCGCCACTTTTCATAAGCTGTTGACGCACGACACTCGCGTCGATTCCTAGCCGTCCTGAAATTTCCTGCGCCAGCGTAGCAGTCGAAGCCTTGCCACCCATGCCTTCCAAAGTTTTCACGACCTCTTTAACGCTTGCCCACTCATAGCGCGATTTTCCCGGTCCCTGTATTTCTGCGGGCACGGTTTCCGCACGCGCAAGAATGATCGAACCGCCGAATTCCTTGACTTGAAAATAGCTGATTTCATCCGAGACGTCTGCGTCTTTTTGTTTCCTTACGCGAAGCTCTGTCCCCCCTTGACGCAATTTTGTCGAAATCACCGCGTCCATATTCGCATAAAATGCGCTCGATCCGCGCGCGCCCTTGTTCTGATCCTTGCCGGTGTGATGGATAGCGAGCACAAAACATTCGTAATAGCGCGCAAGCTGCTCCATGAAATTCGTTATCATGCTTGCATCTTTGGCGGAATTTTCGTCCATCCCGGTTAGCAGGCGCGTCATTGTGTCGATCACGATCAGCGCAGGCTTGGCCTTCAATAGTGTCAAATCCTCTTTGACGTGCTCCCAGGCTTGCGTATCGGTGAAGAAAGGCACGCGATCCTTTATGAAAAATCGGTGATCGTTTCGAAATTCGATCCCCTGCCATTCCATCCACGCGGGCCAACGCTTTTTGCCGGTCGCAACCGGCCCTTCGCCTGCCATGAAAAGCACATCGTTTTTAACCGGCGGTGCGCCCCATTGACCGGGAACGCCAAACGCAAGCGATAGTGCCATGTCGAGTGCAATAAAGGATTTGAATGATCCGCTCTCCCCGTAAATCATGCCCGTGCCGGTGCTCGGGATCATATTAGGGATCAACCATGCGGGATCACGCACGTTGTCGGCATAATCGTGGAGCGCTTGCACGCGGTCACGGTCGCGGGGCTCGGGTTCGGGTGGCTCAAATTCCTGCCCGACAAATGCGGCGAACGCGGTTTCGTTTTCCAGAAAACCTTTGACGCCGCCAGTATCCTCTCCGTAATTTGCGGCGTTGCGAATGAGACCTTCTAATTCCCATTCATCCCATGGCGGCTGACAAGCGGCGTTCCAGTGCTCCCACATAAGATCAAAGCACATGCCCGGCGATATGGCTTTGTCCAGAATCGAAGCCGCCACCTGAAAGGCGAGATTATTGCCGCCGCGCCCTTGCACTGACACGCGTCCCGACTGCACATAGCCTTTGAGCAAATCGACTGCCCACGAAATATTGCGGGGCTTGTCGGCATCGGGGTTTTTCACAAGCCCTAAAGTATCGGTCTTTTTCCGCTCAGGCACGATGCCGATAATCGCGGCTGGTAACGGTTCGATCGTGCCCCCCGGCAAAGCCTCATAGCTGCCCTTATCGGTTTTCGATCCAGGCAAAAGCACATAGCCGCCCGAAATTATCTTACCGTCGCGCTTGATCCCGCCGCGCGTGTCGATCCCGTCCGCAATGCGGCTGGCGGTGCTCGGGCCTTCCCCCTTGAAATAGACGTGTAGACCACCCCTAGGCGTGCGGACCTGATAGGCGCGGTCAACCGCTGCCCTTATGTCTGCGTCGCGCGCTAGGAGCTTTGCCCACCAATCAAGCCCGGCCGGGTCAACGTCGATCACGAAAAGCCCGCTAAGGCCCGTCGCTACTGCCCAATTGAATTCAGGGTTAACGCGCTGCCATTGCGCGATTTGGGCGGGATCGTCGCTCGCTTCATGCCAGCCGTTCGGCGTGGCAGGGAGCTTGCCGCCCGGCACCACCGGAAAGACCTTGCATCCCTGTAATTGATCCGGTAAACTTTGCATCGCTTCCAGCCCGAAGCTCCAAAATGAAACCCGTCGCTTCCAGCCCGAAGCGGCGGGTTTTTGTTTATCTGTCTAGGCGGAAGGTCTGAACGCATCCCCGCGAGCCGCCACCATTAGACCGCCGTCGAGGAACATTGCAATAGAATACCAATCATCGCCGCAGCTTGTGGCTTTGTGATGGGCGCGAGCATTGTAATCGCCCACGCCGGTTGTGAGTTTGCTAGAAAAATCGCGCGAGGGGTATTCGGTGTTAAACCATGCGATGAGGGCGTATTTGCCACCGTGCAAATTGTCGATATCGAGCATCGCGCCGACGCCGTTAAGCGCAAAACGCAAAACGATTCCCGCCCCTGAATAGCCAGACATTGCCGCCGTGTCGCGGCGCTCAACGGTCGCGCCCCATGCGCCTGCAATTGTTGTGAACGCCAGAGCAAGCGCTTCCCGATCCGCTTTGCGACCGGCGTTCAAATCGTTAATCCAATCACGCTCGATCGTCGCGGACCTTTTGCCATCCGCACAAAGCACAACATGCGAACCGTCGCGCACGGCAATCGCGGACATATCAGGCGCACTGGCGAAATCAGCGCCGATCAGCACGGGCTTGCCGTAGCTTCTGATTTCCTTATTCATAGCTATAGACACTCCCGAAATTCCGTTCGAATTCTTCTGGCGACATGCGTGCCGTGCGCGCGATCCGCTGGCGTTGCCGCCACGAGTCCAACACGCCGTGCGCGCTCGCAAAAGGCCCGTGCAGCGCGCGCCGCCGTTGACGACTAAGGCGCGCTGCCTGCGCTTCGTGCGCGACATTGTGCACGATGGTGAAACCTTCCTTTACGTAAGTCATGCGGGGATTTTCCAACCAAAACGCTTGGCCATCGTGGCGGCATAGCGCACACGATCCAGCACTTCGGCACGCTCGGGCCTATCAGCGACATAGGCCAACGCCGCGTCGAGACGAAGCCAATGACAATCGCCTCCTATCCACGGCACGCCATCAATCTCAGCAAGCGTGATCTTGATGCCGTTAGCGTAACCAAGATCGTGAGGGTTGCGCGCCCATTCGCCGATGCGCGCCCCTTCGCCGATGCGCGCCCATTCGCCGATGCTCGCCCCTTCGCCGATGCGTGCCCGTGCGCCGATGCGCGCCCATTCGCCGATGCGCGCCCATTCGCCGATGCGCGCCCCTTCGCCGATGCGCGCCCCTTCGCCGATGCTCGCCCATTCGCCGATGCTCGCCCATTCGCCGATGCTCGCCCATTCGCCGATGCTCGCCCCTTCGCCGATGCGTGCCCGTGCGCCGCCGGTAATCCACTCAAGCCCAATCGGGGCGATTTGCCACCCATCAGCATCTTTTTCCCATGTGGCGGCAATCGCGCCGATGTCTGTCCATTTAGTCACGATATTTACCTTTCTAAAGCAAAATTTATGAAACGATTTCAGGACCGTTGCCGCCCGACTGCCAAGGGATATTGCGAAACCGGAAAGCCTGATAGCTGGCACCGTCCAAGCCGGCACCCTTAGGCGGGACTTTTGCCCACACCTCATAAACCGACACCGCGTTTGCCTCAATCCGATCATAGCGGATAAGCTGAAAATGGTCGATCACGTCGATTGCCTCTTGCTGCCACCGATCCCAACGCTTTTTATAGCGTGGGCTTTGCAAGAGCTTCACGCCGGTTTCGTGAAGCTCTCCCGCGACGCGCGGCTTGAGATCAGCAATCATCCGCTCGACGGCGAAAAGCTCTTGTTCCGTCGCATTGCTGCGATTGCCAGGCCATCCGCGCCGCAAGCGCTCGATATGATTGATTGCTTTGCGAATTCCGATGATGTTCGTTTTTGTGACGCGCCCGGCGGCAATTGCGTCCAGGTGCTTTTGCATCGCGCTCATATTGAAAGCTCCCAATTCACGTTGCAGGATCGCAAATGTTCCACAACGTCCTGCGTTTGATAGGGTTCGACGATATAGCCCGCTTCACCGCCAAGCGGTGCGATCGGTGCAGGCGGTTCGCCGAAAAATTCGTGCAGGGCTTGGCTCCCGGCCGCGTCGAGTGGAACAAGCCATCCGCCACCGAAACCGGACGCTGTGGCGCGCACGCCGGGCGTTTGTGGATCGAATATGCCGCTCACTTGCTTTTCTCCCCGTGCAGCGCGGCAAGCGCGTGCTGCGTCACCAAATCGGCAAGCTCTTTCGCTTGCTTGGCCTTCATTTCGTCGAGTGTCTGCATGTCCGTCGCTCCATTTAGAGTGTATGATGTTACCTAGCGTTACAAATCCAACCCCGCAAGCTCTTTTTTCGCAAAATACTGAATTTCATTGCGTGCGCCGATCGACACTGATTTCCAGTATCCGGCGAATTCAGGAAGCCTGCGCACGTTCAAAAGCGCAAGCGTGATCCAGGGCGCATTTTGCTCCCTTAGGAACGCGTTAAGCGGCGATAGCAGGCGCGCCGCAATCCAGTGATAGGAAACCGTGCGCTCGTCCGGCAAGACGTTCATAAGCCACTGTGCCAAGACCAGCGCCGCGTCGGCATTACCCTTGCTCGCTTCCTGAATTTCGGCCGTGACGTCGATTGGCGCGCCTGTGGCTTTCACGTCTCCGAGCGTGCGTAATTGCGCTTCAGCGCGTTTCGCATAGGTTCCACTGATATAACCTAGCTCGTCGATCAACGCGGGATCGTCGATCAGCCATAGCAGCATAGGCAACGTAAATTTCATGTTGCCTCGCATATGGAAAAGCAATTGCGAAATTTGCTCGCTTTCCTTATCTACTTTCAGCGCGCCGAATTTTTCGATCCTGCGCAAAGTTTTGAGGGGCACGCGCGCTTTTCGCGCCAGTGTGTAAATATCCATTATATCTTACCCTCTTTTTCAAGCCTGCGATAAATTGCACGCGCGCGACCAGTAGAAGCTGTGCCAAGGATAATTTCTATAAGCTCCCGTTTAGAAAGCATGATAGCCCATTGCCAAAATTCAGGATCTTGCGCGGCTTTCGCGCCTAATCTTTCCGCCTTTGCAAAGCTCGCTTTTCGCCCGTCGCGATTGGTTTCACTCACTGCACAAGCTCCTGACTAATCTCACTATAGTTGCTCCACAACGCAGCGAACGCAGCGTACCGATCGAGCGCGCGCGGCCCGTTTATCAACGCGCCTATTTCGCTTTCGAATTCGATCGCGTCACCGCCTTGAAAATAGACGTCGCGCCCTGCGTCCAGATTTATAAATGCATAGGCACTACCGTTGCCATAGCTGATTAGTCGAAATGGTGCGCGATCATAAACAATTGTCGAACGCATAATTATGCCTTTCTGCTAAGGGTTGCCAGACGCAGCGACTCCGCGTCGCATTTGCGCCAGTCGTCTAAATCGCCGCGAGCGCGAGCTCGGCGCGCGGCTTGATCCTCTTGCAACGCCATCGTCGCAAGGGTGCTGGCATCGAGCTTGCCAGCCTCTTTCAGCGTGCTGATAGGCATATCAATTCCCCTCACTGGCGGTAGCACCAAAATCACGTGCGAACGCGGTGTATCCGGTCGGCAAGATAAAACGTGGTGGCATGTCGAAAGCTCCCGTTGCGATGAATGAGAATTAGTGTGGAAAGATTGAGAAAGCGTTAAAGCTCTTGCCGATTAAGATAACCGACAGTGCGATATGTTGCAACGCAGCGACAAATTCGCAGATAGCGCGGCGTTGTGTAAATATGCGCAGTTTCACGCGCCCATAGCTTTCCGCCCGTCAAACGGTTTTGAATGCTTGCAAGCACTTCGACACGGTAAAAATGTTGGCGTGCGTGAAACTGGCGCATATTGAAAATCTCCTGTCTAAAACTGATAAGGAAGCAATTCTTATAAACCGCTTCCTTGCCTGCTAAGGCGTTAGGCGCGATAAAAAGCACTGGCAAGCCGAAAAACAACGCAGATACTAGCGAAGGAAGCAATTTATATAAACCGCTTCCCTTGTTCTCGCGTTATGCGCGCGCGCGTTAGTGGTCGCTAGCTCGCTCGCAGCCGCGCCTTCGGCGCTGCTCGCTCCGCTTGCTCCCCGACTCGCCCTCAATAGATGACTGAAAAAATATTCAAACTTCAAAAAATTAAAATCGCCGAAAATGCCGACGCGGGCTGATCCGGACAATCCGTGGCATTTATGCTATTCACCCGCGCCCGGTATATGCGCGTTTACCGGACTTTAACGCATGATCGCTATCAGATATAACACTGCGGAACATAGGAGCACGACGATGAACGCCGAAATTCTGGAAGTTATGCGTTTATTCGGTATCACTGAGCTACAGGCGCGCCGCCACGTCCAGGCACGCCGCGATTATCTGCGCCGTCCGCGCGCAACCTTGCATTAAGTATGTAACGCAACGTAATATCAATGCGTTAATATGCGTTAAGATATGACGCTGCGTCACGTATCGGCGCAAGAACCCCGCCAAGGGGACCCGCCAGAGATTTTCGCGCCGAGAGGGGGGTATGGTTCGGAGCGGGGCGTGGAATGCCGGGCCGGGTGCCTGCTCGAACCAGATACCAAATTTCCCAATCCCTCACGCTGCGAAACATCGCACTTTGCAATCGCTCAAAACCATGCCACTAAATTCAAACCATCGCAAAGGCTCACCACATGAAAAAACTCCCCGCCCTCACCAAACCCCGCAAGCCCCCAACCCGGCACCGGGACAAGAAACCCGCCACCTCACCCAAAGCACCAATCCGCAGCCAGAACCTGCTCGACCATTCATTCGATCCCGAAACGGGACAGCTAACTGTCACTTTCGCCGGGGGCCGACGCTATCGCTACGCTGGTATCGACGCCGACTTATTCGCGAATTTCGAAGGTGCAGACAGCAAAAGCAAATTCCTGTCCCGCTCGATCATTGGTAAATTCGACTGCAACAAAATTGACGATTGACGGCTAGCGCGTGGCCTATAAAAGTTTACCCGGTTTTAACGGAGAAAATACCATGTCCGACCCAAAAATTAACCCGGCCCCGATCGAATTCGAGCCTGAACAATTGAACGTCGATCCGATCCTGCGCTTCTTCCACTACACCCATCTGCCGATGGCGCTTCGGGCGGTCTCCGAACCCTTCTGCGCCCTCGCCGACAGGATCGTGCGCAGCCTTCCTCGCAACGCCGAACGCACCGTGGCGCTACGCAAACTGCTCGAAGCCAAGGACGCCGCTGTGCGCGCCAATATCGGCCCGGCTTTGTGGGAACAGAAAAAGCCCGACGACCAGGGCATCATCGAAACCCGCACGACCGGCGGCGGATCGGACGAAACCCCGGTGCCCTTCAAGTAGCGGGAACCATCCTGCGCAACCCGGCGTTTTGCGCCTTAGCGGCGTTGGGCTGCGCAGGAGATTTACGATGAGCGACAAATCCACAAAAACCGCCGGCGGCACGCGTGGCGTCGATAACGCCGATCCCGCCGTCAGCAATTCAGGTCTTGACGTCCAGGGACAATTCCGCATCGGCGACCGCATCACCCTCGGCGTGCGCGGCGAAGGGTTGGTGCTCACGCAGAGCCATTCCGGGCGCGAGGTCGAAGTGACGCAAGCCGAATTGTCCGGCCTTCTCGACAACGAATATTTCGTGGACAAGCGCGGCTGATCCCGATATCCACGGGCCAGACGCATTCGATTCCTCTCCTGTGCGTCAAACTTTACGGCTCCCGGCAAACCCCCGCCGGGAGCCTTTTTTATGTCTTGCTTTCCGAAACAAACCGTGTCACCACCATGCACGGCCAGATGGAGACAGCCGATGAGCAAGCGCGCAGTGATCGAATGGACTATCGCTCTCGCGTCGCCGTGGGTGCTTCTCACTTTTGTGATTTGGAAATTCTATTATGCTTGAACATATCCACGGCATTTCGCAGCGCATCGCCGCCTTGAAAGTGAAGCTGAAAGCGCGCGAGGGCAAAACCGAATTTCAGGAAAATTGCGAAGCGATCCGGGCCGAAATCGAACGGTTGGAAGGTGCGACCAAGCGCCGCGAGGTTCTGGAAGAATTCGTAGCGGGCGAAACGCTGGCATCGAGCGAAGATCAGGAACCGAGAGCATGACAGCGGGATATTCCCCTACAATCGAATTCCTGCGCCGGTTGAAAAAGATCGACGCGGAAGATTTGCGGACGCGCGACATTCTCGTGCTATGGGCTATCAGTCGCCAGGGCGGTATGATGGGCTTAGAGCTTTCGCGCCAGCTTGGTTATCCGTCGCGCTCGCACGTTCAAATCTGTATCGAGCGGCTTATCCGCCACGGCTTCATCGAAGATCGCCGCAAGGTGGTCAATCAGCTTACGCCGAACGACCTCTACATTTTGCCGGCCGGGATCAAGTTTCTGGCAGAGGTTGTGCCCGCATGACAACCAGCGGGGGGCAACGGATATGAAACAATTGAGCGGTATGCGCCCTGCGTCAAAAGCAATGGGAGACGATTTGACGCGCACGCGTTTTGTGAAAACTGAAAAACGCCATCAGGGGCACAAAACTGCGTTGATGCCACAGGATGCCACGGGAACACGTTTTACGGGTCGAATTCTGCAACCCGACGCAAATATTCTCGTGTCCGGCTTCAACAATATAAAAATTGGCAAAATCGTGCGTAAGGGCCGGCTGCGCGGATATCATATTTTCACGCTGTCGCTTGAAGAACGGAAAACCTGTCCGACCTCGTGCCAGCATTGGCAGACGTGCTATGGTAATAACATGCCGTTTGCTAAAAGGGTCGATCATACACACCCCGATTTTCTGTCGTTGCTTGAAGCGTCGATCGCTAAGCTCTGCGCGACGGCGAAAAAGCGAGGGTCGGGCATTCTTGTGCGACTGCACGCGCTCGGGGATTTTTTTCAGTACGCACTACGTCAATTTCTGGTGCACGATGCTGGCGAAATTTCCGAACCTGTCGATTTACGGCTATACCGCGCGACAGTCAGGAACCGCGATCGGCTACCAGGTCAACGAAATGAACGTGATGTTTCCGCGCCGCTCCATGATCCGATTTTCGGACGGTAAGGGTAAACGCATGAACACCGCATCGATCGGCTCGGTGGCGTCGAAGCCTAGCTATGCCTTTGTCTGCCCGGAACAAACCGGCCAGACGCTCGGCTGTGACACCTGCGCGCTGTGTTAGGGCACCGAAAAAACCGTGGCTTTTCTCGAACACTAAAGGCGCAAAAATGTCTGAAGATAACATCACCAACCTGAACGCGGCACGGTTCAAGCGCGCGGACGAGCCCTCGAAAGTCCAGCCACGCGCCGCGCTCGACGCGACGATTGAATGGCTCAACGATCCGAACACTCCGCAACCGTCGCACATCATCGTGCTGATAGGCAGCGACGTTTTCGACGAGGGATGCGAAGGCGCGTCTTCGACCCTCTTTTTCCAGGCCGGCACCTATCGCCATCATGGGCAAATGGGGCTATGCCTTGAAGCCATGCACATGATCCGGGAAAGCGGCTACAGTGGGTGAAGAATTGACGACCAGGACCGATATGCAGCAGCCGCCGCGCGACCTCGCGCGCCTGCCGATGATTAGCGCCGAACAATATCAGCATATCGGGCGCTTCAGCGGCGCGCTCGTGCTGTCCTGCTTCGAACAAATCGGCGGTTTGCCGCGCATGGCGGCGTGGGCCGATCAGAATCCAACGGATTTTTTTACCAAGCTGTTTCCGAAAATGATTTCCCGCTCGCAGCAAGTGGACGTGTCGGGCACGCTGACTATCGACGACGCAATCACGCGGCTGGAACGCATGGAAGACGCAGATTTCGACGAGGTGCCGACTTATGACCTATGATCGTAAATTTGGGCAGGCTGAAGGCTTGCGCGAACGGCTCGTCATGTGGGCCGATCGGCTCGGCAAAGACAAATCCTTTCCGTGGATGGGCACCGGCTTGATCGACGACCTGCGCGCGGCAGCGGGCCAGCCGAAAAAATCTGAAATTGTGGAGTTTGACCTGTGACTGAACAAACCGACGCAAAAATCAAAAAAGGTTTGCCGCCCAAACGCAATCGCGTCTGCTACCAGACTTTGCAGGATATCGTTATCCCGGCTGGCACGATCCTGCGCGAATTCACCAAGCCCGGCCATGTCGAATTGCCGATCGCTTTGGGTAAGGATTTTACCGGCGATTTTGTCGTCCAGGTGCACGCCGATGCGGTGGCGTCGGGCTATTTCAAGCCGGTGGTCGCGTGAGCACGGCGCGCAACCGCAAAGAGGGTGCCAAGCGGCTCGGGATCGCCCTACACCAGCGTTACGAGCGCCTTGTGACGGCCAGCGGCGAGGATGCTATTGTCGTGGCGACGACGGACCTTGCGCAGTGCATGTATGAGAATGTCGAATTCATCATTTGGCTCTTGAAGGATTTTGGCGGGCTTGAACCGCCACTGCCCGATCCGCTGAAGCCGAACGCCACGATCATGCCGCACCCGCAGCCTGTCCCCACCATGCCGGCAATTTTCAGCGCAGGTAGCGACACCGATTTGTTTCGGAAGAAATAAGCGTGCGGCGTTGGAAAAATTCTTCGGCTGCGACAAAAACCACCTATCATTCATGGGCGGCAATGAAGCGGCGATGCCAAAATCCGGCGGACAAGGATTTTGCAAACTATGGCGGGCGCGGAATTACGGTTTGTGAGCGCTGGCGCGACGATTACGACGCTTTTTATAGCGATATGGGGCCGCGCCCTGCCGGAATGACTTTGGAGCGTATCGATGGCGACGGAAATTACGATCCTTTTAATTGTGCATGGGCAACCCGCATCGAGCAAGCGAATAATAGGCGGATCAACCGCCGCAGCGGAAACGAAACAGCTTCGCAAATAGCGCGACGTGTAGGCCGAACACGCCAATCGATCCTGTATAGGTTAAATAACGGATTACCGGTAGATTCATCTGCTAGGTTTCAAAAAATAGAAGCGGAGCACGGCACGGTTAGCAGGTATTCAAGCGCGAAACATAAGTGTAGGTGTCAAAGCTGCACGGAAGCGTGGCGCGTTTATAATCAAGCAAAAAGGAATGCAAGGTAATGGACCTGCAAAAAATTGCACTGAATTATGGAATGTCGATCGACGAGGTGCGCGAGCGCTGGTTGACGCTGCGCGTGGCGTTGTGGAAATCGGATTTTAAGCGTTTCTGCAAAGAGGCAATCAGGATTAGAACGAAGGAAGGCGACCTAGCGCCGCTCGAATTGAACGACGCGCAGGATATTTTGCACGCTGCTGCTGAAGAACAATTAGCCGAAGAAAAATGGGTGCGGCTGGCGGGGCTCAAAGGGCGGCGTCAAGGTTTCAGCACCATGGTAGCGGCGCGCGGTTATTGGCGTGCAACACTTTGGGACCGCCAAATATATATATTTTGTCGCACGAAATGACTGCATCGACCAAATTGTTCGATATGGTCGATTTGATGCAGCAGAAGCATCCTTTTCCGCCCAAGGTCGGTGCCGACAACGCAAAGGAATTGGAATTTCCCAAGCGTGGATCGACATATACCGTGGCGACCGCCGGGCAAAAGGCTGGTGGACGCGGCGGCGGCATTTCGTTTTTCCACGGATCAGAGGTTGCTTGGTGGACCAACGCCGCCGATCACTTTTCAGCGTCGGTGCAGGCGGTGGACGAGGTGCGCGGGGTTTGGGGCGTCCTGTGGACCGAACCAGCAAACCCGCTGCCTTTTGAAAAAAGCAAAGGCGCGATCGAGGGGTGGGTGAAGCCGCCGTCCGAAATTTGGCTTGAAACGACGTCTGCGGGGCCAGTAGGCGAATTCCACAACCGTTATAAAGACGCGATGAAGAAAATCGGGCGGTATCGCGCAGCATTCGTGCCGTGGACGGTGCAGGCCGAATATGTCGATAATTCCGGCGATTTTGTCGCGTCGCAGGAGTCCGACGAAGAAGGCGAGCTTTCCGAAGCTGAATATCAAGAGCTTTACAAGCTCACCGACGCGCAAATGCTCTGGCGACGTTCGAAAATTCACGAGCTAGGCACGCTCGGGAAATTTCGGCAGGAATACCCTATCGATGTAGTCGAAGCGTTTGCAGCGGCGGATATCGAGGGGGTTTTCATCAAGCCCGCCTATGTGCTGAAGGCGCGCAAGCGCGTGCTCGATATTCCCGACGCTCCGCTGATTATCGGCGTCGATCCGGCTGGCAGCGGCGGCGATCGATTTGCGGTCGCCTTTCGCCGGGGCGACAGCATTTTCAAAGTGGTGCACCGTAATAAACTGGAACAGGCTGAAGCGGTAGCGTGGCTTTCGCAGATTATCGACGAGTGGGAGCCGAACCGCATGTGCATTGATCGCGGCTCGATGGGCCAGGCGATCATCGCGACATTGCGCAGCCTGAACAAAAAATATTCCGACGTCGTAAAAGGTATCGATTTCGGCGGCACTTCCAAAGCCAAGCTCGCTAATCCCAAGCGCGCAGGTCCATGGAATATTCGCGCTGAAATTTATGGCAAGCTGCTCGATTTTCTTATCGAGGGCGGCTCGATCCCCGATGACGACGACCTCGCCAGCGATATGAGCGGACCGAAGATAAAATATCGTGCGAACAATGATTGGCTGCTCGAAAGCAAAACCGACATGAAGGCGCGAGGGTTGCGGTCAAGTGATCTTTCCGACGCCTGCGCATTAACCTTTGCAGTCACCGAATTTTTTGATACGTGGTCGAAGCCCAAGCCTGCAACAGGGTTCGGCACCGGGGCTCCTGCCATGATCGGACACAACGGGGGGCCGGCGCTGATCGACCATACGGATTTCGGGCAGCATTTTGACGTCGGCGGCGGCGCGAATTCATGGATGGGCTAGGGAGATAGACAATGGCAGGTTTGAGAGACGCAATCGCCGCCGACGTCGGCCCGGCACCGACTAAAGTCACCCGCACGCCTACGGGGTTCGGCAGTATCGACGAATTTCTGAATGACATGCGCCAGAAATACGAATGGGGCTATTCGTTCAACGAGCACAATATTATTGCCGGCAAGGAAGACGCAAAATTTGCGGTGGGCAATCAATGGGACCCTGTGGTCAAGCAGCGACGCGAGGATGCGAAAAAACCTGCACTGACATTTAACCGGCTGATCGCCTTTGTTGCGCAGATCGTCGGTAATCGTCTTATGAATGAGACGGAAATTCGGGTGCACCCCGACAAGGCCGGGACCAAGGAAATTGCGCTGGTGCGCGAAGGTATTATCCGCAACATTTTCAAAAACGGTGGCGCGGATTTTGCCCGCGACGAAGCGCACAAATACCAGGTTGTCGGCGGGCAAGGTGCATATTGCCTTGCGATGGAATACACGTCGGACGACGTTTTCGAGCAAGAAATCAAGCTGCAAGCCGTCACCGATCCTTATTCGGCCGTGTTCGATCCGCTCGGGATCGAGCCGTCCGGCAAGGATTGCCAGTGGGCTTTCGTCGGCGACGACATTCCGCAGCAGGAATTCAAAAACCGCTACCCGTGGGCGGCTGAAACGTCCTTCATGGATGAACGTAACTGGAACCAATCGGGCTTTTGGCTTCAGGACGATACCGTGCGGATCGTCAGTTTCTGGCGCATGGTCACGGAAGGTTCGCGGACGCTTGCGCTCTATCGCGATGGCACGGTGCACGACGTCACCGAAATGGAAGAATACGAGTATCTTCAGCTTGTCGAGGTGCGCTCGGACGGCTCGCCCTACGTGCGCGACGTGCCCAAGCGCTTTGCCAGGCTCTACATTTGCTCGGGCAACGCAATTCTTGAAGGCCCGTATGATTATCCGGTTTCGTCGCTGCCGGTTTATCGCGTGCCCGGATGGGAATTGAACGATGGCGAGCGCGTGCATCGGTGGGGACTGATCCGCTTTTTGAAAGACCCCCAACGCTTGCACAATTACTGGCGTTCGACTGTTGCAGAACAGCTTATCGCCGCACCGCGCAATAAGTGGCTGACGACGCCGGAGTCCGTCAAAGGCCATGAAGTAAAATGGCGGCGCGCGCCGACGAGCGACGATCCGTTTTTGTATTACAATGATGGCGAGCAACCGCCGATCCATGTTCCGCCGCCCGGTATTGACGCGGCGCTGGTCAACGAAGCAGGACTCGCGACGCAGGATTTGAAGGATATCTCGAATATCCACGAAGCTGCGCTCGGGATGCCGTCGAACGAAGTTTCGAAGGTCGCGATCCAGCAGCGCCAGGTAACGAGCGACGTGGGCACGTTCATTTATACCGATCGGTTGCGGATCGCAGACACGCGGTGCGCCGGCAATATCAACGAGTTAATCCCCTATATTTACGACACGCAGCGCACCGTTACCGTGATTGGTCGCGACGACAAGGCGACGCTCGCGATAATCAACGATCCGACAAATCCGAATTCCGACGTCACGATGGGCAAATATGCCGTGTCTGTCAGCGTCGGTCCTGCGTCCGAAACCAAGCGCGGGCTCGCGGCCGAACAAATGATGGCGTTCGTGAATGCCGCGCCGCAAATTGCGGGCAATGTCATGGACCTCGTGGCCGAAGCGCAAGATTGGCCGAAATCGACCGAATTTGCGCGCCGCTTCAAGATGCTGTTGCCGCCCGGCATGATCCCGGCCGACGAAATGACGCCGGAAATGCAGCAAGCGCAGCAGCAGAACCAGCAGATGCAGGAAATGCAGCAGCAGGTTGCGCAGGCGCAGGCGCAGGCCAAAATCGCGCTCGATCAGGCCAAGGCGTCCGATGCGGAAGCGCGCGGCAAATTGGCGTTGGCGCAAGCCTACAAGGCGGTTTCCGACGCACAGGCGCGGATGATGGACGTCGAAGCAAAGGGCGAAGAAAGGGATTTCAACCAAGTCCTGAAAACGCTCGATCAGCACAACGATATGCTGAAAGACGATCGCGAATTTGACCTGAACCAGAGCAAGCAGGAGCACGATCAGGAAAGCGCAGTCGTCAATTATTTGACGAACGCGGATCGTGACGAGCGCGATTTCTCGCTGCGGTCTCAACAGAGCGCAGCGGCACAAGAACCAACCACTGAAGAAAATGGAGAACAAGAATGAGCGGCACGGATCAGGGCGCGGACGAATTCGCTGAATTCGAAAAGGCTGGCGAAGTCGAGGTAGGCACCGACGCGATCGAAAGCAACGAAGCTGACGACGCGGAAAAACCCGCCAAACCAGCCAAGCCGAAAGACGCCAAAAAGCCCAAGGAACCGGCTGAACCTGCGTCCGACGATGACGAGGAAGACGCGGAAGCTGATGACGCCGACGATGGCGAGGAAGATGAGGAAGAAGAAAAACCTAAAGGCAAAACCAAGCAAAAACCCTCGGAACGCATTCGCGAATTGAGTGCGCGTCTGCGGGCTGAAGAACGCTTGCGTCGTGCCGCTGATGAGCGCTTGACAAACCTTGAAAAAAATCTCTTGCCAGCAAATCGCACCGATGCTAATTCGAGCGGCGACAGGGGAAATACGCCAGCGCCCGATCCTTCGGACGAAGACAAATACCCCCTCGGGCACCTCGACGACCGTTACATCGAGGATAAGCTCGATTGGCTCGCTACTCAAAAAGCAGCCGAAAGAGCCGATGCGGTCCTGCAACGTCAGCAGGAAAGCGAGCAATTGGCGCAGGCTGAAAAAGCCCATGCCGAATTGCTCGAAAAGGTCGATGATCTTTCCACGCGCGGCTCCGAACAATACGACGATTTCCAGGAAGCCGTGGTGGAAGCAGGGATGCGGGGCGATTGGCGTCTCGATCAGCCGACCTTCGAAGCTGCGCACGAGGCTGAAAACGGATCGCAAATTCTCTACGAGCTTTCGCAGGACAAGAAGGAAGCGGCTCGCGTTGCCGGGCTCTCCCCATACAACCAGCTAAAGTTTGTCATGGAGCGCGACGCCGAAATTTCTGCCAAGGGCAAAGCTCGCAAGATTCCGGGGGCTGGCGCACCGCCTGCTACGCAGACCAGGGGCGCTAATTCCCGAACCCGGATCAGTCCGACGACCGACAACCTTGACGATTTCGAAAAGGCTTGGGAAGCGGACGCTAAGGGCAAGCGTTAATTGGCGTCGTGAGGGAAATCCCGATCGGCAAAACAAGCAGAAAGGGATTTCCTCATGGGTGCCGTCACTACCGAACAGCAAAAGCTCGTTCTCAACGCCTTCGCCATGGTTCTTCAGAACAACCTCGTCACCGCGTCGGCTGTGACGTGGAACGAAATGGACGGCGAAATGGACGATCGCAACGGGCTTCAGGTGCTCGAACAGATCACGCCGCGCTACAATGTCACGCGCACCGAAAACGGCGTCAAGGATTTGTCGGCCGGCACCGATGGCACTGTGTTTGGTTCCGAGCTTTTCGAAATCACCGGCACGTTCAACGCGAACATGGGCTGGGGCGATTTCGTCAAGATAAAGTCGATCGGCAATGCGCGTGAAAGCAAGGCGCTGCTCGGCGCGGCAACCAGCATGGCGGAAAAAATCGACGCCTACATCATGCAGATTGCCACGCTGGCGTCGGCTGATTGGACCGGCACGCCGAACAACGCGGTTGCGCAGTGGACGGATGCGGTCGCGGGCTACACGCGCCTGAAGGAAAACGGCGTCGATGACGACGAGCTTTCCTACATCATGAATTATTTCGACATGCAGCAATTGGGCGACCAGGTGGTCAAGCTGCCCGCGCCCGACGCGTTTTCGACCTCGACCTATCGCAAGGGCTTCTCGGGCGAAATCAACGGCATTCGGACGATGTTCACGAACCAGCTTCCGAACCTTACGGTCGGGACGCGCGCACAGACGGCAGCGTCGGCGGTCGATGGCGCGGCGCAGGGCGTCAATTATGCCGCCGTTGCCAAGGCGGGCACGACCAATGGCCTACACATGACGCAGACGATTCTGTTGCGTGCTGCGGGCAATGCGCTGACGTTCAAGGCGGGTGAGGTGTTCACGATCCCCGGTGTGTTCGCATACGACAATCGCAAGCAGGCGCTCGTTTCGCCTGCACGGCTTCAGCAGTTTACCGTCTGCAACGATGCCGTTTCGAGCGCGGGCGGGGCGGTCACACTGCGGATTTTCCCGGCGATCATCGTTCCGGGATCGGGTGCTGGCGACAACATCAACATCAACACGGCGCACGCGACGGTTTCCGCCGCGCCGGCCGATGGTGCGGTGCTGACGTTCATCGGGGCCGCGAGCGCCAATCTGTCGCCGCGTGTCGTGATCCAGAAGCAGGCGATCGTCGTCAACACGGTGCCGTTGATCCTGCCCGCGAGCGACACGTCAATGCGCCGCAAGCTCGCGAAAATCCCTTTGACTGTCCGTATGTGGCAGCACAGCGATTTCTATACCGGCGAGCATGGCGTCCGCTTCGATGTCGCGCTCAATGCCAACATTCGCGAGCGGATGCGGATTACCCGGATCAACGGCGCTTAAAGCTCCCGCTTCGGGCTTCGTTGATGGCCCGCCCTGTTTTCTCCATTTCAGGGCGGGCCTTAGCCATTGAAAGGCTCGGGCATTGAAAGGCAATAGCATGGCAGTGAAAGAGCTTTACACGCCTACAGTTATCGGAATTAACAGTTTTGTAATCGTGGGCGGCGCAAATATTGGTGGATTTATCGCCAAAACGGCGGGCACCATCACTGTCACGGACGCCAGCGGCGCACTGATTATTGATGCGATCCCGTTGACGGCCGGTGTCTATACGCCGTTGCCTTTCACCTCGGAGAGGTTTCGCGGTGCGCGAGTGCAGTTGGCTGGCGGCGCGAGCGGCGTTTTGGCGACGTGACGTGCTAATTTTTCAAGCCGCGACAATGTGGCAGATCATAAATTCGGGCGGGCCTGTGCAGACACCACAAGGCAAGCTCGATTTTTCAAAAGCGGATCGCACAGTTTTCATGATGCTTTTCACAGAGGATTTTTGATATGCCAACGATTTCGGTAATCGACGCGCAAAACAATCCGCAGAACGTCGAATTACCGAACGGTAATGGGCAGGCGACTATGGCGAATTCTCGCCCTGTCGTGCTCGCCAGCAACCATACCGCGATCCAGGTTGTGTTTGGTGCAGCACCAATCGTCAATCTCGGCACGATCGCTGGCGTTGCGACGGAAAATACGCTGAATGCGTTAAACGCAAAAACGCCTGTGCTCGGACAGGCTTTGGCGGCGGCGTCGTCGCCTGTCGTGATCGCCAACAACCAGTCTGAAATTCCGACCGCCACTGTCGATAGCGTGGTCGGGCCAACCAATATTACGACACAAAATCTTGTGCCGGCCGGTGCAGCTACCGCCAATAGCGCGGTCGCACTTAGCCCGGCGGGACGCTCGGGCCTCACGATCCAGGTAACGGGTGTATATACCGGTGCGCTGACGCTGCAAGGCACCCTCGACGGGGTGGTTTGGGTCACGATCGGCGGCACGCCGCTTTTGAACGTCGCGACGGGTGCAGGATCGGCGACGATCGCCAGCGCGACACAAGGCATTTTTCAGGCTGAATGCGCAGGCTTTAGCCAAGTGCGCGTCACCGCTCTTGCCGCAGTTACCGGCACTGCCGTTGTGACTATGCGAGCAAATGCGGTGGCGGGCGTTACCAATATTGCTGATCCGTTGCCGTCCGGCGCAAATACACTTGGCGCGGTCAATATCGCGGCAGGGCAGACGCTCGGCACCGTTACGACGCTCGCCACGATGACAACAGGTAACGTGCAGACAATTCCGCAGACGTCGCTTTTTGTGAATTCGGCCGCAAGCGTCAATAATACGCTCGTCAAGGGTGGTGCAGGGCAATTGTTCACTGTCACAATTTCCAATAACGGCGCAGCGGCGGCATTCGTCAAATTTTACAATAAGGCGACGGCTCCGGTGGCAGGCACCGACACGCCGGTTATGGTGATCCCGGTTCCGGCGACGGGCAATGTTTCGCTGCAATTTGGGACGGTGGGGCAACAATTCGCAACGGGCATCGGCCTTGCAATCACCAATCTGATCGCCGATGCAGATGCTACGGCGGTCGCAGCGGGGCAAGTCAAGGTCGCGTTGACCTTCAGATAAGGAGAAAAAGAATGGACGACAAAATCCCGTGGCCGTCATGGCGTTATGGCCCCAACGGCGAAAGCCAGGTTTTCGAAACCGCAAGCGCGGTGCCGGCCGGCTGGCAGGATCACCCGTCGAAGGTGGTCACAGCGGCCCGCTCGGGCAGTGAGCCCTTGCCGCCGCAGACGGACCAGGTGCCGCCGGAACAGCGCGGCGCAGCGCCTGTGCAGCAGCCGAACGACGCGACAGGCGAACAGAGCGGCGGCGCGGCGCGCGATACGCAGATTTCCGACGTCAGCAACACGCTTGACGCGGACGGCTGGCCATGGTCGGCTGAATTGCACTCTGCGACGCAGAGCCAAACCAAGGCGGGCTTGTGGCGTATGAAGGTCGGTGCGAGCCGTCCCGATCCCAAGCCAAGCCATCTTAAGCCTGTGCTCGATTTGTAATTTCGGGCGGTATGAGGTGCTTCCGTGACTTTGATTTCGTCGATCATCAACGATGCTTTTCGCGAGTGTAATATTATCGCGCTTGGCAAAGAACCGACACCAAATCAGAGCACGGAAGCGCTTCGACTGCATAATTCAATTCTGACAGCCGTTTACGGCGGCGAAGCAGGTGAGCGATTGGAAGATTGGCCTTTGGGCACCTTCAATCGTGACGCCAGCGACGACAATTTCGAAATTCCCTACACCGAAGACCGTTTGCGCCAGCCGCCGATCAATCAACGGCTGATCGCGCTCAATTTGACCGCCACGACGATCCGGTTCACGCTGACGCCACAGGACGGCGCGCGCATGGGGATCGCCGATCCTTTCAGCCGGCTCGCGACGGCACCGGTGACGCTCGACGGCAACGGGCGACCAATTGAGGGCGCGGCGACGATTCTATTGAACGTCGATGGCACGTTTCGCGAATGGCTCTATCGGGCTGATCTTTCGGCATGGGTGCGGATCACTGATTTGACCGAAACCGACGAAAACCCTTTTCCCGCCGCCTATGACACGATGTTTATAATTTTGCTCGCGATGCGGCTGAACCCGCGTTACGGGCGCGCGCTCGACGACCAGAGCATCGCGATGCTGAAGCAGAACAAGCGGGAATTTGTGGCGCGCTATCTTCAATCCCGGCCGCTCGAAATCGACGACAGCATTTCGTGGCCTTTCATGTCCACGCAAAGCTGGGACACGCAGCGCGCGTTTTCCTCAAATCGCGGTTTTAATCGCGGTAATTACGGGTAATCGAAAATGGCTGACGTTCCTCTAGGTCGCGCGGATTATCACCGCAGCGTCGCCAAGGAAGCGCGCATTCAGACGCGCAACAGGTATTTCGAGCAAAACCCGATTCTCAACAAAAACAACACGGCGCTAATTTCCCGGCCGGGACTGCATCGGTGGATCAAAGTAGGCGACGGGCCGATCCGGGGCATCTATTCGCAGCCGGGGAGTTTCGACGGAGCCCTGTTCGTCGTCAGCGGCATTGAGTGGTATCGCGTCGATAGTAACGGGACGGTGACGTTCCTCATCGGGGGGCTTAATCCAGGCGGCGGCTCTGTCAGCATGGCGGGCACCGGTAATATCGGCGACACGCCGGCATTTATGTTTTTAGCCGATGGCCGTAGCCTTTATGCGTATATTGAAGATGGATATGCGCGCGGCACGATTTCGGGATCGCCGACGAATAACGCGCTCGTGCGTGTCGGCACGATGTATTACAAATTCACTAACGCTTCGGTGGATGCGGGAACGCCGGACGGCACCTTAGCTAACCCGTGGTTGGTGAAACTTAGTCTGATCGACGCAATTTCGTGGCAAAGCCTTAGCTACGCGTTCGGTGCGACGGGCGAAGAAGGTGTCGATTACTCGACAGGCTTGATCCTCAATCCCGACATTCAAGTTACCGACGTGCAGGCAAATTCGGTCTCGATCCGCGCCAATGCGATAGGGGTGCTCGGCAACGGCATTCCGACGACAGAGACCGGCGGGAGCATGGAGTGGGCCGCAGCAACCTTGACAGGCGGCGGAACGCCGTTCGTTTTTCCTGTGCAGATGCCCGATGACGTTGGCGTCATTTCGCTCGGCTATATCGCGTCCTATGTCGTCGTTGTGCCTGCGCAAGGCCAGGGGATCAACGGGCGGTTCTTTTGGATCGATCCCGGCGAAACCACGATCGATCCGTTGGATTTTGCGACGGCAGAACGTGCGCCCGATCCGATTTTCAACGTCGTGGTTTTCGGCGATCAATTCTGGTTGCCAGGCGCGACCACGACCGAAGTTTGGTATTTTACTGGTAATACCGACAGCCCGGTTTTGCGGTTGCAGGGCGTCACTTTTGATCGCGGATCGTGGGACGGCACGGCGCTTCAAGTCAAGGAAAGCATGATAATCGTCGATAGCGACGGTGGCGTCTTTCAAATTTCGGGCGGGTTGAAAAGGATCAGCAATCCGAGTATCGAAGAACGCGTGCGCAAAGCGATCCAGTTTCAGGCTTCCCGCATTCTCTATTGAGGGTTTTCGATCATGCTTGTGCACATGGACAATTTCTCGCTTTACGGTTTGGGCGGCGAAACGCGCATGACTGAAGGCGTGTATGCTAACCGGTTCGGCACGGAAGTCGTCGCCGATCCCGATATCAACGCCCCGCTCGGAAGCCTTGCGGCAAAGCCCACGGATTTTTCATTTCTTTACAGCGGATTTCGTTTTGTCTTGCCGACGCCGCAGGCCATTGTCGGGGCCGGCTGGCGTTGGTGGGTCAATAACATTCCAGTCGGTGACAACGATCGGCCGGGCGTGACGTTTTCCAATGCTGCAAACATTCCGATTGTGTCGGTCACGATCAATACGCTTGGCGGCTTGGTGCTGCGCACCGGCAACGCTTCGGGCGCAGCGATTGCGACCACGGAAGGTCCGGTAGTCACGGCATCGGGCTGGTATCATATCGAAGTGAAGCTCGACACGCTGAACGGTGTTGAAATTCGCGTCGAGGGCCGCACTGTGCTGACGTATGCGAACAATTTTATTGCAGCCTGCCAGAACGTCTTTTTTGGCATGTATAGCAATAATGGCTCGCCGCGTGACTGCTATTACAAAGATATCGTTGTCTGGAATGGCTCGGGGCCGAACAACAATGATTTTCTCGGCGCGGTGGCGGTGGTCAATCTTTCGCCGACGAGCGACGTTGCGCTAAACTGGACACCATCAACAGGCACAACCGGTTTTGCGATCCTCGACAATATTCCACCGAACGACGGGCAATATATTCAGGCGAATTTACCCGCGCCTGCACCTTACCGGTGCGGACTCTCGGATTTGCCGCTGGAAATTACCAGCGTGCGCGCGGTGATGACTGTCGTGCGGGCTGCGAAGGTGGACGGCGGCGACGGGAGCTTGCAAAATGCCGTGGTGAGCGCAGGCGTCACGACGCTTGGAGCCGATCGGGCGATCAACACGTCTTCGACATACTGGCGCGATATTTTCGAGCGCGATCCAGCGACGAATGCTCCGTGGCTTCCAAGCGCGGTAAATCTTGCCACCATGCAAATTAACCGCACAACCTAACATGGCGATCACTCCCACGATCCGCGTAGCGCAAGGGTTGCTGCTCGCGACCTATAATTTTCCGACGTCTTCGTTGCTCGCTTCGCAGGGCGGCATTCAGGTAGCTTTTCGGCAAACTGCAAAGGTCGAGGTATCGCAAGCGAGCGTTATGGTAGCGGCGCGCGGACGCGTCGGCGATCCTCGGCTGCGTGCATGGACGTTCACTCTCGACGGCCACGATTTTTACGTGCTGCGGCTCGGAAATGATACGACGCTGCTTTACGACGTCTCGTCGGAACAATGGATTGAATGGACCAGCGGCAATTTGCCGATATGGCGCGCTAATACGGGAATTTCGTGGTTGGGGGCCGGTGGACTACCGCAGGAATATGGGTCAAACGTCGTCGTCGGCGATGACACATTCGGGCTTTTGTGGTTCCTCGATCCGACACAGCCTTACGACGAAAACCCAAGTGCGGATTTGGAAACTCAACAGCTTGCTTTTCCAAGGATCGTTGCAGGCCAGGTTCTCGCCAAAGGCCGGCAGTATATTCCCTGCTACGCTATTTTTGTCGATGGCGACAATTACGGCTTGACCGCGATAGATTTCACGCCGGCCGTCACGCTGGAAACCAGCGACGACCAAGGCCGCACATTCATCACGCACGGCACGATCGAGGTTGAGAGCGACACAAGCGTCAACAATCCTTACGAGTGGCTTTCGCTCGGGCAAATCAATTCGCCAGGCCGCATTTTCAGGATCACTGACAACGGTATTTTCACGCGGATCGACAGCATGGAAATGAATGATGGCGAATGAGCTTCAGCCGCTTGTCAGCAATCAGAAAATTGCCAACCCCGATGGCACACCTACAGATTATTTTATTCGTTGGGCACAGCAACGGCAAATCGACATTCAAAATGGGATCAACGCGGAGCAAGCGCAGCAGCTTATCAACGATTGGGCAGCGCAGCGGGACATTATCGCGGGCAACGGTTTGAACGGTGGGGGGCCTCTTTCAAGCGACGTGACACTGAATGTCGGTGCAGGAATTGGGATCGATGTTTCGGCTAGTGCAATTAGTTTGGAAGACACAGCCGTCGTGCCGGGCGTTTATGGCGATGCCACCAATGTTGCTCAAATTACCGTGGATCAGCAAGGGCGAATTACGAACGTCGTCAATGTTCCGATCACTGGTGGGGGCGGCGGGGGCGCACCACCGACACTGGTAGGCGCAACCGTTGTTTGGGTGAACAATTCAAATTCTGTCAACGTCGCTTTGCCTGCGGGCACGGTGGCGGGCGATCTTGTCGTCTATGCAGCGAATAATGGTTGGAGCGTAAACACGCCATCTGGGTTTACCTCGCTTAGTAGTTTGCCCGGAAGCAACACCAATGGGGCAGCGAGCTACAAGACTCTGACGGCGGCAGATATTGCCGCAGGCTTCATTGTCGGGACTTTCTCGAATTCCTATTTCGGTGCCGCCGGCATCATGGTTTTTGCAGGTGCAACAGTGACCCTAGTCACTTTGGGCGTCGATGCACGCAATACCGGCTCGACTGGCACCGTGCCGTTGGTGACGCCGCTATCGGTCAACCCGCGACAGACTGCGGTGATCTATGGGGGTGCGCGAGGCAACGGGGCAGTCAGCTTCGCCACGGCAACCAGTGCCGGCAACGTCGCCAATGTCGAGGGCTCGGCAGCGATGGGTTATTACACCCCGACAGCGACAGCACCTTATGCGGACACGATCACTTTCGCCAACGATCCGAGCGGAAACTACGGGGTTATCATTGTCGTGACGGGGACGTAAAAATTCTTGACCTGTGCAAAAATCGCATCTAGCAAAGGTTCCGCCACCGCCGCTTTATGCGCCACCAGAAACAGGACCACCGGGGGTTTTAGGTTCGCTCTGAAGCCAGGCGCATGTCCCGCGAAGAAACCTTAGTCATTGAAGCGATCAATACCAGTCCGCTTAATCGCGGATTGAAGGGTGCTGATTGGCTGGCTTCGCCGGGTAATATCCCAATTGTCATAGGCGATAACGTTGCGCTGTTCGACGATGGCGGTGAAGGGGTTTACGAGGTGCATTTCCTCTTTGTGTCGCGCGGCCGGGCGGCGATCATTGCGGCCCGCGAGAGCTTTCGTCGCATGTTCGTCGATCATGGCGCAGAATTGATTTTTGGGATGGTGCCGAAATTTCGGCGGGACGTGAATATGCTCGCACGTTGGGCGGGCGGAAAATTGATTGGGGAGCGGCCCACCATCGAAGGGCTGTGTGATCTTTTTGTGCTTTCGCGCGAAATGTGGAGCCGCTGAAATGTCGTTTCTGAAACCGAAGCCCGCGACCTCAACGCAAAGCTCGACAAATTCGTCGTCGTCGCTTTCGGAAAACGTCAACAACGGTATGTTGACGCAAGCCTATGGGGGGCAGATTGCACAAGGCACGCAGGCGGGAAATTTTCTCTCCTCGCTGTTGACCGGCCAGGGTGACACGGCCGCAGCAAATGGCGGCTATCAAGGCTATTTGCAGAACGCAGGCTACGCGCCGGCAATGCGGCAGCTTTCACAAGGGATCACCGGACAAGGGGCGTCGTCGGGCTTGCTGCGTAGCGGATCAACCGCCAAGGCGCTGCAATCGCGCGGAGCCGAATTGAACCAGGGCTTCTATAACAATTATCTTCAGCAGCTTACCGGACTGTCCAATACCGGGCTTCAGGCCGGCGGACTGCTCGCCAACACCGGGCAGCGCTCGACGAGCACGAGCACCGGCACAAGCACCGGATCGAGCACCGGCGGCGCGCCCTCGACGTTTGGGTCGATCGCGTCCACAGTCGGCGGCATCGCGTCGATTTTCTCGGATCGCCGCCTGAAAACCGATATCAAAAAAGTCGGGCAATATCCCGATGGTCTCGGCATTTATCGTTTCCGTTATCGGGGCCAGAAAAACCGCGTGCTTGGCGTCATGGCGGATGAGGTGGCGGTTTTGCGCCCCCATGCGCTCGGGCCGAAAACGGCAGGCTATGCCACCGTCAATTATGGGAAACTGTAATGGACCTGAATTTTCTTCAGCGCCTCACGCAGCCGCAAGGGCAGGCTGCAATGCAGCCCGGCCAGACGCCGCCGTATCTTCCTGCACCGCAACCGGTAATGCAGGACGCGCCCGAAATCGCACCACGCACGCCGATCGATCTTTCGGGCGCGCTTGGTCCTGCACCAAATCTTCAGCCCGATCCGGCTCCGCAACCGCAGGCATCGGCACCGCCGCGCGAGCGCCGCTCGATCCTCGACACGATCGGAAGGCTTTCGGACGTTTTCGCCAAGGTTGGGGGTGCCGACGCGCTTTATCAGCCGACGCTCGACAGCCGCGAAGACCGCCAAATGCTGCGCGACGACCGTGCGCAGACTATGGACTTCAACCGCCTGAAGCTCGCGTTGACGGGGCAACAAGTCCAAGCGGGCCAGGGCGAGCTTGGCGACGCGGAAAACGCACGGCTCGGGCAGGCCATTCGTGGCTTCCAGGCGATCGTCAAAGCCAATCCGAATGCTGACACGACGAAACTCTGGCCGCTGCTCGCACGGCAGGCCGGATTGAGCGACGAGCGCGCCGCAGTGATCGGAAGCGCGATCCACGATAACCCGGAATTGATTACCGGGCTTTCAAGAGCGAGCGGGGCTCCACAGGAATTCGGCTTGCAGCCTTTTTACGCCAAGGATGCCAAAGGAAATCTGCAAGCCTACCAAGTCGGAAAAGACGGCACCGTTCAACCGATCACGCTGCCGGACGGCACGACGCCGATCGATCCGTCAAAATTCGTCGATTTGGGCGACCGTATGGCGGGTGTGGGATCGCGCTCGGGCAACGTCACGACGGTTCTACCGAAAGGCGAGCGTCCCGGCAGTGGGGCCGATCGTGCCAGCCGCGAAAGAATTGCACGCGATGCCAACGCAACACGCACGACGATTGCCGGAATGCCGGCGCGTGGCAAGGCGGGCACGACGCCGGCCGGCGGGGATACGCGTTCACCATCGCTGTTGCGCAATGCCCGCGATCTTGTGAGCGAGCTTAGCGGCCTTTACGACGACCTTGACCGGCGCGGCGCAATCGTCGGTGCCAAGGGAAATTCAGGCGTCGGCAATATTCTCGCACGGCTGGGATCGTCGGGCGCGGGACAAATCGTTGAAGGGACTATTGGCACTGAAGCGCAGGCAACACGCGACCGGATCAATTCAATTCGTCCGCTTCTGTTGCAGAATTTCGCCAAATTGCTCGGAGCCACTGGCAAGCAGCTTGATTCGAATTCCGACGTCCAGCTTTGGTTGAAAGCGTTGGGCGATCCTTCGCAGAATATCAGCGCCGTGCGCCGGGCAATCAATGGCCTTCAGGGGCAATTGCGGGAGGCGCGCGTAGCGGCAGCACCGGCCGCTGATAAACCCGCACCACGGCGAAATCTGCCGCCGAAAATCACTGTGCCCGGCCGCACCGCTCCTGCGCAATCCGGCGGATGGGGTAAAGCATCGGTGGTGGGTAAGTAGATGCCAACATACAGCATTCGGGCACCAAACGGTAAAACCTACCAAATCGACGGGCCGCAGGGCGCGACGGATGCACAGGTGCGCGCGCAGGTGCTGAAGCAATTTCCGGGTGCAGGCGGTGCGCCGCCACCGGCACCACCGAAACAGCCGGTGAAACCTGCGACGCCACCGGAAGGTATGGGAGCACGCAGGCTTCGCGATTTTGGCAAATTTGCCAACGCTACGCCGGAACAGGCGACTACGGCAATGGAATTTGCCGAAAATCGTTTCCGTGAAACGATGCGGACCAAGGGAATTCAGGGATCGACCCTCGACGCCGCTTTGCAGCGTTTCCGCAGCGATCCGGGATTTCAGGCGCTCGCAATGCGTGCGCAGGGCCGCACTCCACAGCTTACCGAAGCCGGCCGGGCGCGGCTGACGGGTGTTCGCACGCCGCCGACCAAGCGCCAGCAAATCCGTGCTGCTGCCGAACAAGCCGCAGGCGCGCCGGGATCGAGCGGGGCGGGGGATTTCCTTACTGCGCTTAACGCCGGCGCACGTCGCTATATGTTCGGAATTCCTGAACGGCTCGCGGCGGCTGGCCTTTATGCCACACAAAAAGGCAATAACACCTATCAGGACGTTTTGCAGCTTGTGCGTGATAAAACCGACGTCGAAATGGAGCGCTCGACGGCTGGCACACTGACGGGCGGCGTGATCGGATCGGTGGCGAGCGGACGCGCTGTCACGGGCGCGCTCGCACCGCTCGTCTCACGGGCGGCGGCATCGGCATCACCTCTGCTCGCGCGCGCCGGAAATTATCTTCAGACACTCGGGACATTCCAAAAAGGCCAAAAGTTTGCGAATGCGGCAAAACTGGCGGGAACCGGCGCGGCATTCGGCGCGGCGCAGGGTGCGGGCGACGGCAGCGGCGCGGGCAGAGGTGCAGCCTATGGCGCGGCCGGCGGCGTGCTGCTTGGCGGCGGTTTCAAGGCCGCACAGGTTATCACGCGCCCATTCCGGGATTTCTTGCGCCTGTCGAGTGCCAGCAAAATTTTAAGCCGACTCACGACCTCGACGACCGACGAAATTGCTGCCCGCGCCGCCGAATATCGGCAAGCCACCGGCGCAGAGCCCACGCTGTTCGAATTGCTCCCGCTGGTTGACCGCAACAAAATCTTGAAACAGGCGGTGGTTGGGCGCGATACCACAGTCGAGCAAGCGTCGAGGGCTATTCGCGAGCGTGCCGCAAATCTCGGGCCGGAAATGTCGCGCCGGGCGCAGACGATCTTGCAGCCGCAGCGCACTTTCGTCGAGCGCGGTATCCGGCGCGATTTGACGGCGGCGCGCGGCGGTGTAGTCGATCCAGCCGACGAAGCCGTTGCAGCGGCAGCTATCAAAAGCCCAACCGATATGTCGGCTTTGCGGGACGTCGAAGCGCGGCAGATTATGGCCCCGTTTGAGAATACGCGCGTCGTGGGAAATCTCGACGAGCTTTATCCGTCCGTGCCGGCACCAGGTGGGGCGGGCCGCATTGCCACCGATCCCGAAGTTTCGGCGGTTATCCGATCGGCAGCGGGAACGCTTCGGCAGCGCGCCGATGGCGCTGGCGTCACAGCAGGCGATATCACTGATATGATTTCGACATTGCGCAGCGATCTTTCACGCGGCGGTATCGAGGGGCGCACGGCCGAACGCGCGATTAGTCATTTGCAACGCACATTGGACCAACAAGCACCCGACGCCGGGGCAGCAGCGCGTGCCATGACTGAAGCCTATGCGGCTCGATCGCGCATGGCTGAAGGAATGCAAGAGGGTGCGGCGACGCGGACGCGCGATAGCGTCCAGGTGGGCACCAGCCGCCGCGAAGCGCGTCGGGTGCGCAATGCCTATGATACGCCGGAAGGTGATGCAGGGCGTGTGCTCGGACAAGGAAATAAAATCCTTGGCGATCTTACGGGTTCGCCTGAAGAAGCCTTGCGGGCGACCGTAGGAATTTCGCGAAACAGTAATCGCGAACCGCTTAGGGCGAATTTGGGTGAGGATGCAGGCGATGCGATCCGTGCGGCCGCACGCGCACAGGATGAAAGCGCACAAGCCTTGGCGGCGGCATCGAAAACCGCGCAATCGGGTGGGCAGACTGCCGATGCAGAAACCCTTGTGTCGGCGTTGGCTGGCCTGCACCCGTCGTCGTTCATCACGACAAAAGCCGGTGCCGTGCGCCAATTGCTCGACATGACCTATATTCCCGCCAACCGTGCGCGAACCATGGTCGATATGATTTTCTCGCAAGACCCTGCGACCGTGGCGCGTGCGATCCGTGCGCTCGGAAACGAAAGCAACGGTGCAGCCGCTATGCGCGCGCTCACAGCGCTAGTAGGCCAGGGGGCGAGCGCTGGCACCACCCCGCCGCCCGACGTCGATACCGGCGTTGCGGACGGTGGCGCTGATCCTGCGCTTGTGCCACCGCCTGAAGAAATTCCCGATCCGAATGCGGAAATCGATCCACCTGTCGATCCGAATGTCGATCCGAACGCTGACCCCAACATCGATCCGAATTTGCCTTACGGGCACGCCGTCGTGTCGTCGATTTTCCCTGAAGCGGAAATTACCGAAGACGTGCGCGATCCCGACAGCGATTTGGGCCGGAAAAATCCCGGCAGCTATCATGTCAAATCACAAAACGGTGTGGACGTGCGCCCGATCCCAGGCATGACGTTCGACGAATTTATCGCCCGGATCGAGGCGGAAGGCCATACGATTATCGAAGCCCGCGACGAAGTAAACAATCCGGTGAGTTACGCGACCGGGCCACACTGGCATGTCGTTATCGCGGATGCCTAGAACCTTTAAGCCCTTGTATGCGTTGGCGTAATCCGTGATAAAGGATATTCGCAATGCCTCCATCGAGAGACGAAATGAACGAAGATATCAAGACTTACATCGATCAAAGGGATACCGTGGTCGAGCAAAAGATTAAGCTGTGGATATTGTCGTCCCTGATCGCGCAAATCGTGACGCTGCTTCCGATTATCTTTTTCTTGGGCGGTATCTATCAAAGCGCTAATTCGTCGCTCGAATTGCTGAAAAACCAGCAAGTCAGTGCCGATTTGGTTTTGCGGCGGCTCGACATGATCGAAGCGCGGCAGCTTGAAATGCGCTCGTGGGCCAAAACCAAAGGGTTTATTCCCTTCACTGCGGACGTGCCGCTCAACAAATAGGAGTAGATCATGAACCTTCGCGATTTCCAAATGTGGCTCAACGCGCACGGCGCGTCGATCGCTGTTGACGGGAAGGGCGGTCCCGCCACGCGCGCAGCAGTGTTCAAGGTTTTCACCAATCTGAATGCGCCAGCCGTGACCTCACAGGAAATTGCGGCCTTCGCCAATCGGCTCGGGGGCACCGCAAAGCAGGTGAACGCCGTCGCCAAGGTCGAGAGTGCGGGCGGCGGCTTCAATGACCAAGGCCAGCCGAAAGCTCTTTACGAGCGGCACTATTTTTGGCGGCGTCTGCGGATCATCATCCCGTTGTTCTCAAATCCGTCGCCGGGCGGATACACGATCGACGCGGATCGCGACGGGTTGAACGATAGCTGGGAAAAAATCGCCGATGCCGCGATGCGCAACCCGATCGCAGCTTTCGAGAGCGCGAGCTTTGGAAAATTTCAGGTCATGGGCGCATGGGGGACCAAGCTCGGCTACACCAATGCGATCGAATTTGCCTATTCGTTGTCGCGCAGCGAAACGGCGCACTATGAGGCGCTTGTTCGGTATATCGAGCGGTTCGGTCTCGTGCAGGCTTTCCGCAAAATTTCAACCGATTGGCGCGCCTGCACTGATTTTGCACGCGGTTACAACGGCAAGGGCCAAAAAGGCTATGATCGCCGTATCGCGGACGCAATGCGGTGAAAAATTTGCCCGTCTTTAACCTCGTCGCATTTCTCGCGGTGCTCGGGGCGATCGTCACGCTTTGCCTTGCCGGGAAAGCAACCGATTTGGCCGTCATTACAGGGCTCGTCGGTGTGCTCGGCTCGTTCAGGCCATGGGGTGCAGCGACGCCATCGTCTGAAGCTGCTACGGGCAAGGCCGACGATCCGCTGAACGTGGCGGCGGCAGAAACAAAACCGCTTGATCTTTGAAGGAAAAATCGATGCTGAAAATTCTCAATCCTTGGAAATACGGCACGATCGGCCTTGGTATTGCGTTGCTACTCTGCATGGCATGGGCGCTGCGGCTCGACGGCTTGCGGGGTTCGTGGGAGAAAAAATTTAACACCCTCGACGGGCAGGCGCAGACGGTGCTTATGGCGACGCGCCAGGCGACAAACAATCCGGACCTGAAATGGCCTGCGGTGCCACAACAGATTACTGAATTAGCGGCGGCCAATCTCGCGCTGAAATCGTCGATCAATCTGGCGAACAGTCGAGTCGACTCGCTCAACGCGGAGACCTTGCGCCTGAAGACGGCCGGCGACGGACTGCGTTTGCAGCTTGCCGACGCGCAGCGTGATCGAGCGGTATTCGTCGCGAAGCTCGACGCCTTGGCCGCGTTACCCGGTGATCGTGGATCGTGCCCGGCGCTGCTAAGTCAGACGCAGGACGCCTTGAACCTTGCATGGGAAGCAGGACTATGAAAAAGCTAATCATCTGCGCGCTGCTCGCGCTGTCGGCGTGCGCCACTACACCCTCTGTCGTCTATCGCGATCGACCGGTCGAGGTGAAGGTGCCGGTGGCGCAACCCTGCGTCGTCGGCGTGCGGCCGGATGCGATAATCCCGCTCAACCGGCAATATACGCGCGAAGCGTGGAACCGGCTCGATCCGCGCCAGAAAGCCGCGATCGTCGGACGCCAAGCGCTCGTCCTGAAGACTTATGGCGAGAGCATCAACGGCGCGACGGCGAATTGCCCCTAGAGGAATTTACGACCGTATAGGGCCAGGAGCGCAGCTTCAGCGATCCCGTCGTCTTTTGCGCGCGCCACGGCGTGCGCGATCCGGGGAAGCGTGTTGCGGACCTTCTCGCGACTGGCGTTCTTGTCCGCGCCCTTGGCTAAGCCCATTTTGCTTTTCCAGGTGCTCGGAGTGACGAATTCAATTCGGCAACCAACGGCCGCAGCCAGGGCGTGCGCAAACCCGTAGCTTTTGCCAAAGGTGAACATGCTCGTTACACCCTGCCCCGGCCGCGCAGCCACTTGCTCGATGACGATTAGATCGGGTGGCGTGAAGGCAAGCGCATTGCCCCAATTCGACGCCCACAACGCCCATGCCGGCGTTTCCTTGGGGAGCTTCACCAAGGGCACGGGAAAGGTGAGCGCCGCGTCGTCGGGAAAGAGGATCACCAACGCGCCGGTTTTGCCCGGATCGACGCCGGCGACGATCCTAGAAGGGTGCGTCATCGAAATTCTCCCAATTCGTCAAAAAAGGTTGAAGCCATGGGGGCGGGTTGCAGCACGGAACGCCGTCGTTTGATCGCGGCACTGATCGGTATTCTTCAAGCCCCTTTGTCACGAAAGCCCAATAGCGTTTCGTGTCCAAATCCTGCAAAGCGCGACCAGGGCGCGCGTGCTGCAAAAAGCGGTTGATCGCTGCGGTTTCGGGCTTGACGTGCTCGACACAAAGCGTCGAGGGACCGGCCGGGCAACAATGATCGACCTGAAGATTGGTAATTTCAAAACCATGGATATGAATTGCCGCCCATCGGTGCGCCAGCCACATTTTTCCTTCAAACCAGAAATAGCCGTAAGGCTCATTATGGCCATGACCTCGCGTCATCGTGCCTACCCACATGACGCAGCCGGTGATCGGATCGAAAGCGCATTTCTCCGCGAAGCGTTGCAACGCGTCAGTCGATTTCAGCCGTCCGGCCGCATCGCGCTCCGCCTCACGCACATAATGCCGGTTTGGTGCCGGCATTATTTTCGGTAACGCTGCATGGATTCGACCTCGGCCTTGACCCTGAACCTGCGTTCGATCGCCCACGGCTCGACGTCTTCCATAAGCTGACGAATTACCGTGCACAGGTCGGAGCGATCCTTTTCCTCGAAAACCAATTCATCATGCACCTTGAAAATCGTGTAAAAGCCCGCCGCTTCCGCACGCTTCAAAGCACCCGTCATAAGATCGCGCGCGGATCCCTGCACGCAGTCGGCCGTCACCATGCCGTGCCAGGCTAAGTGCCGCCGGAATTTCTTGCCCTGATAGGACATGAATGACCAAGCGGGGTGTTCGTCGCCCGTGACCGGATTATAGCTTTTGGCCTTGCGCGGGCGGTGATACCAGATTTTGCGCCCGCTCGGCAGACGCATGGTGAGAAAATCATTTTCCTTGCGAAATTCAATCCCTGCGTAGAAATAGGTTTTCGCGTGATCGCACCAAACTGCATCAACGCTGGCTTGATAAAGCCCATACCAAAATTTCGGCACCATCGGCGCGACCTCTTGCCGATATGTCGCGATGCAGATTTTGGCAAATTCGACACTCTCTTTTGGCGCGAAACGGGCGCGGAAGCCAAGCGGCCCCAAACCGTAGCCACTACCAAGGAACGTCTGTTTTCCGATATTGCCCATGATGGCGTGCTCGGGCAATTTGCGATTGATCGGGCGCTTGTAGATCATCGACGCAGTTTCGGAATAGACATCCTGCCCACTATGCATTTGGTCAACGCGATCGTGCTGCCCGGCGAACGACAAGAGGTTGCGCGCCTCAACCGCAGCATAATCGCCCGACGCGATCACCTTGCCTTTTTCGGGCACGATGCACGAGCGCAGCGACGATATGATCGCGGTGAAGATATCCGAACCCCAAAGCTCGCGGATCGTGCCCAAATTGCGTGAAAGGATGGCTTCGGCAAGAATATCGGCAGTCAAGCCTTGCCGATCCCCAATTTCGCCGCGTGGGTAATTCTGAATTTGGATCAGCCGCCCGCCGTCGCGTCCGGTGCGCGCTGCATGATATTGAGTCGTATAACGCACCCGATCGTCGGAGCCTGCACAGGCGAGCATTCTTTCGAGCTTGGCGACCGATGACGACGCCAACGAACGCCGCAACGTCAGCACCTCGTGGACGTGATAAGGCAAAGGTTCGTCGAGAGCTTCGATCCCGAATTCGTCATCGGGATCGAGGATCGCGTTGAGTGTCTGCTTGCGCATGTCACCAAGCGCGATGCCTTGATCGTTTACCCAATTCAGCACTTTTTCGCGCTGCGTCGGGCGCAAGCCGGTTAGCTCGATAAATCGCTCCGTCATCGGCACGCGGACCTGATCGAGCACGTCGATGCAAGCGTGCACGAATTCCTGATCGATTTTAATTCCGCGCTGGTTCACGCGCTGATCGAGTATCCAGGTGTGGCGTTCGCTTGCACCAAGCCCCTGCGTCGAGACATAAACCCCATATTGCGCGTCAACGTCAGCGTTGCAGTATTCATAGAGCCGCGAAAGATTTTCCGATGTGTGATGCGACCAACCACCGTCGCGATCCGGCTTGCACATCATAAGCATGTGCCGGTGCCCGTCCATATCCTTCTTCACAGGCAATTCCAGCGCCGTGACGACGGCATCGAGACCAAGCGGCAACGCCTTCATGGCAGCAGCGGCCATTGTATCATGCCAGCGCTCGGGCGGCAGTGGGGCGTAGCCCATCGGCTCCATGTGAAAACGCCACATCGCTTGCTCAAAGCCCGCGTTGTGCGCGATGAAAATCACCTCGGGATCGTTGACCAAATCAACCAGGCGCGGATCAAGCGCGTGCAGCATTTTTTCGGATAAGCAAAAGGCTTTTTCGGGCCGCTTATCGACGATGATTTTCAGCGACAGACAGAGCGGAAACGTCGTCATGTCGGCGGCGTATTTCCACGCACCGATTTTTAGCAAGTCTGCACGGCTCGCTGTTTCGAAATCTGCGACAACGCTTTTCATCAAAAATCTTCCGGGTTAAACGGAATTGCGTCGATCGCTCGGAGCGCTTGCCGCGCCCTTTGCGCGCCCTTCCCGGTGCCGGCGGCGCGAGCTTTCAAGTTTGCGTGGTTCAGCGCTTGGCGGGCTGGATCGGGCGTGCCCCGGTGGATAATCGCGCAGCTTGCGTGTTGAAGCCGCCACCCGGCACCAAACCGCTCAAAATGCCCTGCGCCGGTATCGACGGCGCAACCGCAACGGTAACATTTGCCGGGATATTGATTTCGCATTACACGAGCACCGTAACTTGTCGAACAATTCCAAAGCGGACAGTGCCGCCGGCATAATACAATACGTCATAGGCATGATTGGGGATCGTGCGGCGCACTACCGTCTCCCAATCATGCGGCAAAGCTAGAACAGGTTTCGGTAGCGAATATTTCAGAGATACATTGTTCAGCGCCAGACAAGCGGCAGTAAAATCCCGCTGAAACGCTTCCGCAAATTCCTTACTCTGCAAAAAGCCGATGCTGCCGTTGGCCTCACCTCGAAGGTTTACGCCCTGCGACGCCTCATTGCATTGATCAGCGAATTCACGGCGAAGCCGCGCAGCACGCTCCACGGCGTAACGGTGCTGTTCCCAAGACATTATGATTCCCCTCCCAAAAGAAAAAATAGGGGCGGACACGAAAGCCCGCCCCAAGATAATCAATCAGAACGGAATATCTGCGTCCAGCGCGTTGCTCGACGGCGCGTTGGCGAGAGGGTCGATATCGGAATATCCGGCATAGCTACCGAACACCTCGTTATTGTTCGGCCCGCCGCCGCCAGCAAGGCGCTCGCCCTTGCGCACGAACAGACAGTTTTGCAGGTAGGCGGTGCAGCCATCCTTGGCATCGAGCGTCTTGCGCCGGAAGCCCTTGAAGGCCACCGCAGGCACGACGTAAGCGCCAGGATAGAAATAATCCTTGCCCGCCTGCGCACG